TTCAGGTGCGTCGAGTGAGCAACATCACGCGCCAAAAACAACATGCCGACAAAGTCTGCGCAACTCATTACATCATTCCTTCAGGGGGTTGTTCGGGCATTTCAGGTTCCATCATGGGCTGTTCCATTTCAGGCTGCTCCATCATGGGCTGCTGGGGCTGTTCTTGCTGCGCCTGCGCCATGATGTCTTCCATCTGGGGCACTTCGCGCATCTCTGGAGACCCGCCGATCAGGTCGCCTGTGTCCATCGCAGCGGCGATAGTGCCCATGACGATGTCCTGAATTTGCTCTGGCGACATGCTGTTCTGCACCGCAGCGATACGCTTCGTCTCGGCGTTGTAGGCGTCAATCTCGGCCTTATACTCGTCGATGGCGATTTTCTGCTGCTCGGCACTGTCTTGGATATTCTCCATGATGTCCGTGACGCGGTTCAGTTCCATCGTCATGGCTTCAAGCTGCTGCTGTGCGGCCATCAGTTCGGGCGACTGGTCTCCATCCGACAAGACCTTCGGATCGAGGATTTTCTTGAAGCGTGCAGCCATTTCCTGCGCGCCGGGCCAGTCCATATTCTTGATGAACAGATCGCCCGCGACAGCCCAAAGCTGCGGGTTGGTCTGCAAAATCTGGCTCATGGCGTCTAGGGCTTCCTGACGCTTCGTCATGTAGCCGGGGCCGGTCGTGACCATGACGTCGTACGTGCCAACGCCGGGGTTGTAAATTTTCTCAATCAGCGCGCCAGTCTGCGGTTCGCGGATTTCCTTGACAGGTTCTTGCTGTGAGGGGTTGAACTTGACCATGTCGACTTCACCGTCAACGCCGATGATACGGGCGATACGCTGTGTGTCGTAGATTTTCGGGATCAGGTCGACGATCTGCCGTGTGATGTGGCGGATCGCGCGGGCCAAATTGTCGACATAGTGGTAGGTGCCGACATCACCCTGCTTTTCGCGTGCGATGATCGCCTTAGCCGACCGTTCGTTGCCCTGCGCACCGATGCTGGCGTCATACTGGCCTGTGGTCGACTTAATGTCTTCAGCAGCCCCCATTTTGGCCTGTATGAGACCGGTCTGGGGCAACGGAGGAGCCGCGCGCTGGGGAAGGGGAAGGACGTTCCCAGCGCCATCCGTCACGTCGGGATTGACTTCCAGATACGGCCAGTTGGTCGTATTGGCAGTCTTCCACTGCATTTCATAGCCTTCGAACTGGCCGCCATAGCCAATAAACGGCGCTTTGGGCGCCAGCGCCAGCATTTCTGCCTCTTGGCTGGTCCAGTAGTTGTACATGCGCTGCGCGTCCTTGGCGTTACGCACAAGGCCGGAGATATGTATCTGACCGTCGACTTCCCACTCGTTGCCGATGACGCGTACGACAGGTATCCACTTGCCCGGCCATTCGCGCTCGTCCAGCACGTCGAAGCCGTTGGTCTTCATCCACATGACCTTCTTGCGGTCTACCTCACGGGTGCGGATGGGCTTGCCAAACATAGCGCCTAGCTGTTTGTCGCGGTTCGATCCTTTGAACGCCGTCTCGTTGTCAGGGTAAAGGTGCAGCGTCGAGCGCTCGTATGTGTAATAGAAATACTCCGCGATGCGGATCGTGTCTTCCTGAAGCCATGACGAGATGCCCTGATCGCCAACGCCTTGGCTGTAGAGCGTGCTGATAGGCGTCGCGTCGGGAAACATGCGCTCATATTCGACCTTGAGGATGTCCTCGGTGAAGAAGCACCATTCAGCGTCTGCACCGCACGGGTCTTGGATCGTGGGGTCCATGTAGACGCTGAAGGCGTTGCGCACGCGGCCGATCTTGATGTCCTGATCGAACGTCTCGTCGTTGCAATACTCGGTCAGCAGGCGAATATAGCCTTCGCCGTAGGTGACTTGGTTGTCGCAGGCTGTGTCGTAGGCGACGTCCGCGTCCGACATATACTCGATGTGGCGCACCACACCGTTGAAAATTTCAGCTACCTCGACGTCAGCATTGTCGTCCGCTGGGATTACCTTGCCGCTGGGGCGGTTCTGGCGCTGCTCGTTCGTGACCTGACGGACGTGCTGCGGCAGCTTGTTGATGGTCAGACACGGACGTGCGTTGATCGTCTGGCCCTGTACCGAGCCACGGGTCGCCAGCACGTCGGCAGGCCACTGCCACTGGTTGTCAGGGCTGCCTGCCATGAACCGCAGGTCGTCCAGTTCGTCTTCACGGCTGTCCGAATAGGCTGCCTGCGCCATTTGCAGGCGCTTGCGCATGGTAGCCATCTTGTCGGCGTCGTCGCGGCCGGTTTTAGGCGCGTTTGAGCCTATATTCGCTACGGAGCCTGCTGCGTTGATGCCTGTGGGGTCTGCCATGTTACTTCTTAGTGCCTTTTTTGGCAGCGTCGCGTTTCACGCTATATGCGATAGCCACGGCCTGTTTTTGCGGCTTTCCAGCCGCTATTTCCGCCTTGATGTTCTTCCGAAAGGCGCTCTTGCTGGTTGATTTGACCAGAGGCATCTTATTTCATCTTACCAATCGGCTTGATGGGCTTCATCGGTTTTGTCGGTGTGGGCTTCATCGACGTAGTAGTGCGGATAACCTCTGGCCGGCGGCTGACGCCTTCCCGCTTCAGGATTTCCATCGCCCGGCGGGCGCGCTCAGGGTCGCGGTTGGCAGCAGCAGCACGCTCGGCCGCGATTGTTCCGGCTTTGTAGAGCGCTTTGCTCTTATTACCGTAAATATCTTTCTTACCAGAGGGCATCTACTTACCTTTCTTAGCGGTTTTGGCGCTGTCTTTGAACGCTTTGGCGGTCGGTGCGCCTTTTGCACCCGGTTTGCGCATTTTTTCACCCGATCCGGCAGCAATTCGTGCCTTTTTGGCATGAATATTGGCGTATAGGCCCTTTTTGCTATCTGCCATGACTAACAGCCCATCCAGCTTGTAGGAATTGCTTGGGGAGAGTATCCTCTGGAACGGCCTTTGTCAACGCGTGCTTCGCGCGCTGCCATCGGGAACGCAAACGTCACCGCGATGGCGTCAGCGGCGTCTGGTGAGGCTAGTCCGCGGGCCTTCATGTCCTTCTTGCTTTCCAGAAACAGCGTGCCCTTGCTGTCGGGCTTGACCTTCGGCCCGATCAGGTCGGTTTTCAGGAAGCGGTCCGCCGGTATGCTGGCCGTCTTGAGCCAGTCGCGCATGGCGCCCCACATCTCGGCACGCTTGTTGCCCCACATCAGTTGGTTCTTCGACTTACTGCCGAAGTTGACGCCGCGTATCTTGTACCGCTGCTCCTTGAGCCTGTCGACGATGCCTGCTCCTAGCCCACCCTCGTCGATGACGGTCAGCGCTGGCTTGTACTGCTCGATGGCGTCGATGACGTGCCCGACCACTTCCATCGTGTCTGCCCCGCGCAGGCGGCGTATCTCGATGACGTCGCGGCCCTGCCGCACGGCGATGACGGTGGCGTCCGATCCGAAGCGCGCCGGGTCGACGCCGATGGCGATGGGCGCGGTCTCGTCCTTGTGCTTGGGCCGGCTCATCGCGTCGTCGACGACATTGACCGCAATAAACTGATCGTCGCCTTCCGACGGGAACTGACCGTAGACCTCGACATTGGCTTGGTAGCTGTCAGAGCCATATTCGTCAATGATGCGCTGGTACAGGTTCTTGTCTGTACCCTCGACCTCGCGCGCGTCGATGTTGCGCGTGCGCCAGAACGCCCGCTTGGAATGGAAGGTCTCGTAGAAATACCCGGTATTGCGGCGGGGGTTGGAAAAGGCGACGTGAAAGCGGTTCGGCGTGTTCTCCGTAAAGAAACCATCCGCGACCGACCAGATGCTGTCGGGTATGCCCGAGGCCTCGTCGAACACCAGCATGACGCCATCGAAGTTGTGAACCCCAGCATACGCGTCAGGGTTCTCTTCCGACCACAGCCGGCCTTCGACCGACCAGTAGCGCGTGCCTTTCTTCAGGTCTTTCTCGACGATCTCCGTCAGCCACTTGGCTGGCATGATGCGTGTGGCGGCGACCTCGAACCAGTGGCTGTTCAGCGCCATCGCCAGCCATTTGGTAATTTCCGCCCATGTGACCGACCGTAGCTGCGCCTCGGAGTTAGCCGACACGATGGTGGTTGACCCGATGCGGGTCGTCAGCATCCAGATCACCAGCCAGCTTACGAGCGCCGACTTGCCGATACCGCGGCCGGACGCGACGGCCTCACGCAGCGTGTCGAAGTCGACGCGTCCTTGGTTAGCCCGGATGTGGTCGCGGATGTCCGTGAGGATGTCGCGCTGCCATTTGCGCGGGCCTGTAAAATGTTCCAGCGGGGTGCCTTTTTCGCCCCACGGAAACATCAGCAATACGAACGCTAGCGGGTCATCCTTGATCGCGGGCGTCCATAGCCGCGTCATTAACTCCATCTCGTCCTGCGCGCTGTAGATCGGCTGCTGCATGATTATCCTCTAATGCGGGTAGTACCTGATACGCACCCTCTATGACGCGCGTCTGCGCACGCTCCAGCGCCGTGATGACGCTGATCTGCTGGTCGACATTAACATCAATCTGCTGCTTGGCTACCCACCCATGCTGGTGCTTGAGGATGTTCAGCGCCGCCGTGGCGTCGCCCTGTGCGGCTGCGAGGTGCAGCGTCTGCGCGGCGGACCACTCGCCATCAGCGCGGCCTTTCATTTCGGCCATCTCCACCAGCGGGTCGAACTCGGCCAGTCGGCGATACTGCGCCGGGGTCAGGCCAGCGCGCAGCGCGAGGCTGTCGCCCTTGAGGCCATATTTGGCAGCTTCATAAATTGCTTCCAGACGCGCCTCGGTGGCTTCGACGCGCTCTGGCGTGAACGGCAGTGAGTAGAAGGTCATGTGGCGATGATAGCAAATATCAGAAAAAATAAAAATCAAAAAATTTTGTTGCGCAGGATCGGTTTGCAAAAAATTGTTTGCGATCCGTGCCAGTCACAGTCACGCGCCCGCCGGCCCTGCCTACCCCCCTCCAGCCAGCCGTCCAGCCCGAAACAAAAAGCGCTGCGAAATTCTGCGTGACCTTTCCAATGGGCAGTTAGGGCAGTCGTCGAGCCGGTCCATCGCTGGCTAGCTGCGCGCGCACCAAACCACATACGATCGGCCAGCCATAAAGTTATCCACAGATTTATTTATGGGCAGTTTGGGTAGTTGGAAATCAAGTTCGTTTTCAACTTTCGAACGGACTGCCCAAATTGCCCATCGGTTGATTGCGCGGGGCGCGGGGGATTGGGGGCTATGGGTCATTTGGGCAGTTTGGGCAGTCTGTTTTCAGTTGCGCTGAAATACGCTTATTGAGAACCATTCTCAATAAGAAAACTTTTTCAACTTTTTTCCAAACACACTACCCAAACTGCCCTAGGGTAGAAAATCCCCTTGTCGCGCGCGCCTCTCGCATGGGTCATATTGGTCGCGCAGACTACCCTAACGAAATACCCTGAACTGCCCATCGTTGACCCTGTTACTTACACCGATGTCAGTAACGCCACTGGTTCGGTCGAAAACATGGGCAATTCTAGGGCAGTTATGGGCAGTTCTGACATACACTAGGGCAAAAAGAACAGCACTAGAACAATACTAGAACCTTTTGAGACTTGAGGGTAAAAGGTGTTGGGCTACCCTCAAAAGCAAATCGTGCTGTATGAGGCTTAAAACGCGTTTTAGAGGGTAGTGCTGAAAAGCCACACTTTCATCCACCCGCGCAAACAAGCGAAACAAAAAGTGTTTGCGTCTACCCTCAATATCTGTATTCTGGCGGCGACGGCGACAGACGCCGCACACACAGGAGCAAACGACATGACCACCACGAACGACATCATCGCAACCGGCGGCTTCAACACTGGCCGCCAATACACGCAGCACGGCCAGCGCATCTTCTGGGCACAGCGCGCCGATGGCTGGCTGTTCTTTAACGACCTCGACCGCATGGTCAGCGGCTGGGTCGAGCGCACTGGTCCGCTAGTTGCAGCTGGCAAGCCAGTCGCGCCGACTTGGCTGATGGGCAAGTATGACGCCGGCAAGTTCGATTTTTACGCGCCCAACCAGACCGAGCGCAACCCCAGCGCCCCGGCAGACTTCGACTATGGCGCCGCACTTCGCATCTAATCCCAACCACAGCGCGCAGCAGCTGCTGCGCGCACCACATCAAATAGGAGCAAATCAGATGAATATCGAAACGATCACCACCACAGACGCCGCCAATCGCCGCTGGACTATCCGCCGCACTTGCATCGACACACCGGGCCGCGCGTATGCCGCGCGCCTTGTCGATGACATCGACGACACCGCAGACATACTGCCCGGCGTTGTCGGGTTCTACGCTGAAACAATCGACGACATCCGCCACAAGCTGAACGGGGGCGCATAACATGCCCCTCGAAGCCTTTATCGCAATCGCCATCATTCTAGCCATGATCCCCGCAACGCTTGCCGACCGGCGCGACAACAACAAGAAATAGGAGCAACCGACATGTCATTCGCATTAGTTGAACGCAACAACCACCTAGCCGTTCATGGCTTATTCGATAGCCGCGAACGTGCCGAATATCATCTGGCGCAAAACGTGCCGGCATACTGCGCGCGCGGCTATTTCATGGACAAGACGCTAACCCCCGACAGTTTCATCATCATCGAACGCAAGAAATAGGAGCAACCGACATGAACCG